CGGGTTCAGACTGCGCAGCCCCAATGGGGCGAACTTCCTGACGACATCGATTTCCAGCAGTCCATGCACACCGTCATGGCGGCACAGGAGGCCTTCGCCTCCCTTCCCTCCAAGGTCCGCGAACACTTCGGCCACAATCCTCAATCCTTCCTCGCGGCCATGTACGACTCCACCCGGGTCGAGGAGCTCCGCTCCCTCGGCCTGGTGCCCAAGGCCGAACCGCCGGCACCGCCACCCAAAACAGACGGATGACAATCCGCGCCACCTGGTGATGTCTCACCGGGCGAGATCAACTGGCCACCAGGTCTCCACCTGGTGGCTTTTTTTCGTTCAACATCAACGTGTCCATTGTTCAACATTTTGATACTGGCACGGCAACAGAGCGCGGAGCGCGACCCGCACCCGGGCAGCGCCCGGGAAGCGGAACCTACATGAGCCACTCCCCGCTACCATCGGCTCCCTACCTCGAAAGAGGGCACCGGCTCCTGCTTGCCTGCTCGGTGCCATTCTTCCTTCATGAGCAAAGCGAAATTTACGCCCGCAAAGGCGCTTGGAATATCCCGCGCTCGGTGTCTATATTCCAACTGACAGCGCTACCGCTGTCCTAAGGAGGGCCTCATGGCACGACACTCAATCCCCCGCGGGCAATCCCGACGGGGCTTCACCCGAGCCTCCGGCTCACACCCTAAGAACCGCGCTCCTGGCAACCCGATGCGCGGCGGCATCAGGCTCTGATGCCATGCACCTGCCCCCTCGATGCTTGGCCACCGGCTCCAGAATCGGGGGGGCGGATCGTGTTCTCGGCACAGAAGTCATACCAGGGTGCTATCTCATTCCGTATCCCGTGCGGGCGCTGCATGGGCTGCCGCGTAGACTACATGCAGCATTGGTCAACACGCATGGTCTGCGAGTCCTTCATGCATCAACACTCTTGGTTCCTTACTAATACCTACTCAAACACCCACTTACCCGATAACTACTCTCTCTCTAAACGTCACCATCAACTCTTCATGAAACGCTTACGCGAATTCTTTCCTTCCAACAATATCCGCTACGTAGTCTGCGGAGAATATGGCTCGCAAAGCCTGCGTCCCCATTATCATTACGTCCTTTTCGGTATCAACTTCGGCGACCTTAAGGTCTACCGCCGCACCCTGCGTGGTCACATCATCTATTCATCTCAGAAACTCAATGACCTCTGGCAACTCGGTGAATGCACGCTCGCGCGCTTCACCCCACAAACCGGCTCCTATGTAGCCGGCTACATAACCAAGTCCTTCAAGACCTCGGACACTGAGGCTCGGGAGGCTTGGTCAACCCGGATACACCCACTGACAGGCGAACAAGTCAGGGTGATCCCGGAATTCCTTCTCGCCTCTCGACGTCCAGGCATCGGGCTGCCTTGGTTCGAGAAATATGGCGAAAACCTTAAATATGATGACTTCATCATTGTGGACGGCCTGAAGAGGCCAGTCCCTCCCTACTTCCTCAACAAACTCCCGCCAGAGTTTCTTGAGGTTGTTAAACAACGACGAAAGGAGATCGGCAAACAACTCAAACACGATCAAACCGAGCAACGCCTCATGGACAAACATGACTTGGCGATACTTGACGATTCCGACAAACAACGCAAAGGCGACTGACAACATGACCCTATTCGGGTTTTCCTTCTATGACATCAAGGCTCAGGCGTTTACAACGCCGTTCTTCCTGGCCTCCCGTGGCCAGGCGGTTCGCGCTGCGATCGACCTTGCCTCTGATATGTCAACCACGGTCGGTCGGCACCCCGCCGACTTCCACCTCAACCTGGTTGCTGTCTGGGATGACCAGACCGGCCGCATCGAGCCGGTCGCGCCCGAGTCCCTCGGCGTCGTCTCGTCCCTGCTGCCGCAGCAGCCGTCCTTCAACCTCAACGCTCCGGAGCGCTGATCATGTCCCGCATGCCTTCCGTCATGTCTCATCGCTTTTCGGAGGTTCCGAGGGCTGAGATACAACGTGCAAGCTTCGACCGCTCGCACGGGCTTAAAACAACCTTCGACTCCGGGTACCTGATCCCGGTATTCTTTGATGAAGCGCTGCCGGGTGATACCTTCTCGGTCAATATGACCGCGTTTTGCCGTCTCGGCACGCCACTGCACCCCGTCATGGACAACATGCGGATCTCGTCCTTCTTCTTCGCGGTGCCCAACCGCTTGCTCTGGAACAACTGGGAGAAATTCAACGGTGAGCAAGATAATCCGGGAGACTCAACCGATTACCTTACTCCAGTTATCACTTCGACTGGTGGCGGCGGCTGGCCTGCTCTCTCTATTTTTGATTATTTCGGCCTGCCAGTCTCGCCACCCAACAACGTCACCGCGAACGCTTTCCATTTCCGCGCTTACAATCTCATATGGAACGAATGGTTCCGAGATCAGAACCTCCAACAATCCGTCACTGTCAACAAGGGAGACGGAACAGATTCGAACGGAACATACAAGTTATTGCGCCGTGGGAAGCGGCACGACTACTTCACCTCTGCTCTTCCCTGGCCACAGAAGGGCGATTCGGTAACGCTTCCACTCGGCACAAGTGCCCCCGTGATCGGCTCGTCCAGTCAGATCGGCACGAATCCGTTAGGGCCTTGGACCCCGGGCGGGACGGTCATGCAGGGCAACAGCCTGCGCGAGATGCGCACGTCCAACCCCGCCGCGGACAACGAGACCCTCTTCCTCGGTCCGGGTACCTTTGAAGCGGATCTGTCTCAGGCGACCGCCGCGACCATCAATCAGCTGCGGCAGGCGTTCCAGGTCCAGCGGCTCTATGAGCGCGATGCGCGCGGCGGCACGCGCTATACGGAGATCATTCGCTCACATTTCGGCGTCACCTCGCCCGATGCTCGGCTCCAGCGGCCGGAGTATCTCGGCGGCGGCTCGTCGACGGTCGGTATGACCGCCGTTCCCCAATCTTCGGCTTCGGCCTATGGCGCCCCGGCTGGGACTCCGCAGGGCAACCTTGCGGCCTACGGGACCGCCGTCATGGGCGGCCACGGCTTCACGAAGTCCTTCACAGAGCATTCGGTCATCATCGGCCTGATCAGCGTCCAGGCCGACCTCAACTACCAGGAGGGCCTCAATCGCATGTGGTCCCGCCGGCGGCGCTTCGATTTCTACTGGCCCGCGCTCTCCCACATCGGCGAACAGGCGGTTCTCTCGAAAGAGATTTTCTGTGACGGCTCGGCCGGCGACGACCTCGTGTGGGGCTACCAGGAACGCTTCGCAGAGTATCGCTACAAGCCCTCCCAGATCACGGCACAGATGCGGAGCTCCTATCCGCAAAGTCTCGACACGTGGCACCTCGCCCAGGACTTCGCCACGCGGCCGGTTCTCGACGGCACCTTTATCCAGGATGACCCGCCTATTCCTCGTGTGATCGCGGTCCCGTCCGAACCGCAGTTCATCGGCGATTTCTATTTCAAGATGCGCGCGGCGCGCCCCATGCCGGTCTACGGCGTGCCAGGCATGGTGGATCACTTCTGATGGGCATCCTCGACTTCCTCACCCCTGGGGTGGGGTCTGCCCTTGGTGCAGTCGGTGAGCTCGTTGGCGGCATCATCGGCAACGACAGCAACGCCAAACAGGCGGCTGCGAACCGCGAATTCCAGGCCCAGCAAGCCCAGAAGGCCCAGGACTTTGCGTCGGCGTCCAACGACTATCAGGCCAATTTCGCCCGCGAGATGTTCAACGCAACTCAGGGCGCCAATCGCAACAACATGGCTGAGGCTCGCAACTGGGACCTCTACATGTCCAACTCGGCCTATCAGAGGGCCGTCAGCGATATGAAGGCGGCGGGGATCAACCCGATGCTCGCCTACATGAAGGGAGGGGCCTCCGGATCCTCCACAGGGGCCGCACAGGGCCCCCAAGGCGGCTCGGTAGGGCTCGCCACCCGTCCCGCCGCGTCAGGCTCTCAGGCCCGCATGGAAAACGTCATGGCGGGGCTCTCGAGTTCCGCCCGCGAGGCGTTCAAGATCGGTCCCGAGATTAAGCAACTCCAACAGCAAACCCAGCAGGGCGAGGCCCAGACTGCGCTCCTGGGTGAGCAGAAGCGGCTCGTGGATTCCCAGGTCCGCAACACTGATGCCAATACGGGCCTTACCGTTCTCAAACAGGCCACGGAGGCGCTGAATCCCGACCTTCTGCGATCGCAGATGGGTCTACAGCGATCCCAGGCTGGCGCCGCCGACGCGGCCGCCGGCGCTTCTGGTGCAGCTGCTCACGCCTCTATGGGAGCGGCAGCTGCTCAGTACACCCAGGCTGAGGTCAACTCCGCCGAGGCGGAGCGGCGGCGCCAGGCGGCTGCCCGCGAGCGTACCTGGGGTACATCCCGCCCCGGCCAGATCGGCGCCTCTGGTGAGGCGCTGTATCGTTCCGTCCTGGAAGGCTGGCGCGGCCTTCTCGAACGCTATTCTCCAACCGTGAGGTAAGCCATGTCCTTCTACACCCCACACGATCGCTACTATTCGCCTTCGGGCGAACGCTCCATGACCCGTCAGGAGTTTAAGGAGGAGTGCGACGTTTACAC